ATGGCAGTAGATAGACTATGTTATGCCGCAGGGGTTGATGCAGTTCATTACATTATTGAAATGAGAAAGAAAAAAGGTAAATCGCAGTTTGATCGTTTGGATGAAGATAAGGAAGTACCATTTACTGTACCAGCAGTTACTTGGGATTCAGTTAAACAAGTCGGCTCATTGAATAATGGGAATTGGTCGTTTGATGTTGGTTACGCTTTTAGAGAGGCTCTTGATCTTATTTTCATGGATAGAACGAGAAATAAGCTCAAAGTGAATTTATGGACACAGGGAGGGATAATTTCCTTTAAAGAGGGTGATTTAATTTATTCTCGATGTGGCCAAAGATCTGTACAAGTTAGATATGCGACCTCAATGGGATGGGATGTCGCTAAAAATGATATGTATTATGGTAACGTTACTTATTATGAAAGTTGGACGTCTGAAATTAAACATGTCACGCAATTAGATTTTCTTTCAATGTTAATTAATGGCTAAATCAGGGATGAGTTCAATGACTGTTTTTGAGCTTTTAGGTATAAGTCCAGGTGATGCTATTACGGTTAATAATCCTTGGTCTGATAGTGATTCTTTGGAGGTTATACCTCTAGTATTGTCACGTAATGGAATTTCAATTCGATCGATAGATACTCGCTATGGTGATATCTGCTACATAAGTGCTGAATGGGATATTTTCATGTCCGATGATAGCGTTATGAAGTTACAGCAATTCCCTTATATTAAACAAAAATTAGATGAGTGGTCTTCTCGTAAAGTTAAACAAAAAGAAGTATCTGATAATGTTAAAGAAGAGGTTGATCTTGACGAGATTAAACGAGAATTTGCAACGTTAGACGAAATTTTAAATACAATTAATATTAATAATGTAAAGGTTGCCATTACGGGAGCTCTCCCTATTCCGCGTTCGAATGTTAAGATTTTACTCGAAAGCAAAGGAGCTATTGTAATGGGAACCGTTAGTAAACAGACCTCATTTTTATTTATGGGTAATACTGGACGATATGAAATTACTAGTAAAATGGAAAAGGCACATCGTTTGGGCGTAAAGATAATTACCTTATAATATTTATTTAACAACTATATTTATAGACCCTGTCAATAATTCAGATTTAAGCCCAACGCAAAAAGCCCTCTCTTCAAGTAGGAGGGCTTTTTGCTATTGATCACTCTTAGGCTGATTAATACTTTTTAGATTGAGTGGCGGTACCATGTCCACTTTACGATCATAGGTATTAACTTGAGCGAATTCTTTATGGCCAGAGAAGCGTTGTTTATCTGCCATTGTTCCTTCGTAATCTGAAATACCTTTTGCTTTTAAATCATGGAATGTGAAATCAGTATTGATGCCATATTCTAAAGCGGCTTTATTTTTTGCTGTCTGCCAATAATCTTGTAGTGAACGATCGTGAACCTTTTGGCCATTAGGTCGACGAAGCACAAAGTTAGTTTGTTTTTCAGCTAATGTTTCAGACAGGGCAATTGCTTCATGTAAGCGTGGTGACCACATCTTGATTTGTTTCTTGCCAGTTTTAGACTGAGTAATGAAAATACCACCCTCTAGTAAATGTGAGTACTCAAGCTTTAATATGTCACCTTTACGAGCAGCACATAAATAGGCCAACTCCATTGCAACTTTGGTGATGGTATTAGCACATTGGTAAACAGCGAGATATTCTTCATCTGTAATATAGCGATCACGTTGATTAGGTGAAAACTTTCTTACTCCACGGCATGGGTTTTTATTTATCTTGCCACGTTCGAATGACCACTGCATAACTTTAGAGAGTAGTGAAAAGTCATTATTTGCAGTTGATATTGAATGTTCACCACGTTTATCCATAAAAGCGCGAATATGTTTAGGTAATAAAGCGTTAGGATTCATGTTACCAAACACTTTTATTAATATTGGTACTCGTGCCAAATTAGAGCGCTGTGTTGATGGTGCAAGTGCTTTAAATTGCGTTGAATCAAAATACTCATGAAATAATTCAGTGACATTTCTTCTATGTTTATTAATCAACTTTTCATATTCAAGCCATACTAATGACAGTGGTGATTCAATAGGGCATATAGCAATTGAACCACCTGATTTAGGATGCCAACGGTATTTTTTACCATGTGCATAAACACGAGGTGGCAGTTTACGATCACCTTTGTTATTACGTTCTCTCATGCTAATGCCTCTAAGTTAAAGCCATCATTATTATTGCTGTATGAAGCTGGATGGTTAATGTGATACCAGGTTGTTCTTATACGACCATCTTTCCCTTCAACATAAAAGATACCGTGGCTTCTTAAACAAGAAGCTTGATCCGCTGCACGACAATAACCTGTTAGCTCTACTAGTTCAGGAGAGGTAATGATTAGATTCTGCATGGTTAAATCCTTTTATTTGATGGTTGAGAAAGACGAATCCGATTCATGGTGTGCCAGCAACGGGCATCACCTTTAAATAAGCCTCCTGCCTTTAATTTTGCACATCCTTCCGGTAATGACTCACCACAATGTTGGCAAGTACCTAGTGATTGTTTGATTTGTTCCATCTCACCATGAATACGATGGATCATTAGTTGTAATGCTTCTGTGTTATCACAAGCTGTATTGGGATAAGAGAAGAATTTACAGATCTCATTTAGCCGTTCGATCTCCATATTATTTAATGGGAGAGGGAAACTGGTTACGCCATTGGTTTTGCGTTTATCTCTCAAACGTTGGGCGCGTTTACGTGCTTGTTCACGTTTTTTACTAAGATCTGTCATTTAGTAAAACCTTTTTAATAACTTTAAGTTTTAATAAATGTTAATACTTAAAGTTATAACCGTCAACACAAAAAGTAGTAATATTTTTATTTGTACAACTGGTATCATACTTACACTTATTTGTTAGCGTGTTACACATGGAGTGCGTTATATGTTTGGGTCAGTTAATGCGAATCGGAACCATGATAAAAAATTAGAAAGTTTGCGGGGAATGTTAATTGGTATTCAAGCCGATAAAGAATTTTCTGTTGATAAAGCTTTATATTTAGATTCATGGTTAAGAGACGCCAAAGAACTTCATCATTATGGAGATATTATTGATTTAATAGAACAAATAGCTGATATTTTAGATGATGGCGTAATTACACCAGAAGAAATGCAAGATACATTTGATATGATTTCGGATATTGAGGCATATGGTGAATTTAAGAGTTGGAGAAACTCTGAAGATAGTGGAGCTACTGAGTTCTTGGGATTTTTACAAGGAATATCAGTAGACGATCATATTAGTGATAAAGAGCGCCAATCATTATCTAAATTATTAATTAATTTACCTGAAACTATTATTTGTAACTCACTAATAGACAAGTTAAATGACGCTATATTAGAGAACGATGATAGCTTATTAAAAGCGATTAAAAGATGTTGTGGACAAAGTTTTAAAGAAACGGGTTCGTCTGAAGTATCATCATTAATTGCTGTTTGTGATGATATAGATAGCATAAATTTAGATGGTAAAAGAGTATGTTTTAGTGGGTCAGTACCAAATAGATCAAGAAATACACTAAAACATGACGCAGAAGAAAAAGGCTATATTGTTTCAAATAGGGTGACCCAAGATACTAATTATCTAGTTATTGGGCCAAGTTCGTCAAAAGATTGGATAAGTACATCGTATGGACGAAAGATAGAAAAAGCATTATCGTATAAAGAGAAAGGACATAAAATCAATGTATTAACTTATGATACATGGTTAGAGTTATGTTCAGAAAAGAGTGTTATTACACATGAAAATAGACCTGAAAATATTTCATTTGATTGTAAGACATTTGATGAATTACATCAGGTAATTGATCCGTTATTTTCGAATTTAGAATATGTTATTAATCGTGATATTTTTAATAATGATAGTGGTGAAGGCGAATTCATTAGTATTCATCGCGTCAGAAAAAATGGTACTCCGCTGAAAAAAAGTGAATTAGCACTTTATTGGGTAAGCAATGAAGAAAGAACAAGACCATGGACTTTATATAGAAACAAGGGCAGAACAGCATCATATAAATCAATGCAATCAGCCCTAGAAGTTTTACAGAAAGAAATCCAAGCATTATTAGCTGACTAATTTACTCTTTAAAGTAACTGCCAACAACAACACCACAAACCTCGATATCATCATCCATTAAAAGTTTATGAGCAGGGTTTAGTGGTTTTAAATATTGCTCACCAAACTCATTTACCACTAATTCTTTAAAGGTGTGTCCTTTAGCTGTTCTTGCTATAACACGAGAGCCTGGTTGTGCAACTTTTAAAGGATCTACAAATATTATTGTACCTTGAGGATAACTACGCCCATATGGGTTAGTCATTGAATCACCAACAACGCGTAAAGCAAAAGTCTTTTCAGAAGCTGAAGGTTCTGGACATAAAATCATTTCGAAATCATCAAATGAGGCTTGTGTTTCTGAGTTACAAAAATCACCCGCTTTTACCCAAGATACAATAGGGACTTCTCTTACATGCTTGACATAAATACAGTTTGATTCTGTATTGTCATCGCCGTCATCATTAGATACTTGATCTAAAAGCCATTTTGGTGGATTTAAGCCGTATTGTAACCATTCTTCTGGAACATTTAATAGGCGTGCAAAAACTTCCATGCGTCTAGGCTGGAGTGTCTTCCCTAACTCGATCTTAGAAATCATCACTTGGGATGTGTGTGCTTTCTCGGCTAATTCTTGTTGAGATAAGCCTGAATGTAATCGAGCTTGTTTAAATCTATTTTTAAGTTCCATTATCCTAATTTACTACTATAAGTTTTAATAATCCAAAACCTTTAAGTTGTAACCAATAAAACTTTAAGTTATATTTATTCGTATTGGAGGTACTAGTTATGACTATAGCGGCATTAGATAAAGCAATATCAAATTGCAACGGACAAACAGCTCTTGCTGATTGTGTTAATCGATATACAAAAAAAGATAAAAAACTTAAACAATCCAACATATTCAAATGGAAACAACTTGGTGCTGTACCTGCTGCATGGGTGCTTGATGTTGAAATAGCCAGTGGTGTTCCTTGTTGGGAATTACGGCCTGATATTTACCCGCCAGAGAGGTTTAATTCTTCAATGGCTTAAAACTTAGTGTAGTCGTAATTTATTTTTTCACATGATTGTCCATCTTCTGGTTATTTATACAGTTAAGGAAAACCCGCATGTCAATTCAGAGCCTAAAAAGCGTTATGCGTAACGCTGTTGAAGGATGGCGTACTGAAGTCAGTAAAGAGTTCATTGCTCAAAAAGTTGCCCGTCAATATCACAACATGGATTTACCATTTGAAGTTGATGCACAACGAAAGCAATTGCTTAAACCGGTAGGGGCTGATGATAAGAACAACCAACAAAACTTTTTCCGTTATTTAGAACGAACCAGTATTGAAGCCAAAGCCACCATGATGGATTTGTTACCGGCTATTTTGGTTGCCTTACCCAAACAGCGAGCTTCTGATGCGCTCAATGCGTTTTTAAATCCACTTGGGTTTTCCGTAGCAGTAATAGGAACGGGGAGTGAAACCCCTAAACGTGATCAGCTACTCGCGATGTTTAACAAAGAATCGTCCGAAGCATTGTCATCGTTATTGTTACTACCTGATAACGCCACCGTAGAACAGCTTCGTGCTGCTTACCGTGAAGTACAAGAAAGTGAAGGCTCTCATAAACCTTTACTGGGGTATTTAGAAACCTTAATGACTGCTAAAAATCATAAGGCTGGCCGCCATGAATAATTGTCATCAAGTTATCAACATTATATCAATACAGGTACGGGGGCAGTATGGCTGGGCTATTTAATGCAATACGCGAGTTATCAGGTAATGAAGCGAACATCAGTATTCCGCGTGTTTACATTCGTTTTTGTAAGGGTGATTTAAATCAAGCCGCAGTGCTGTCTCAGCTCGTGTTTTGGTCTGGCCGTACAACTAGAACAGATGGTTGGTTCTATAAGCGTCATGAGCAATTAGCGGATGAATTAGGCTTCTCTGTCGACCAAGTACGTTATGCATTAAAGAAGCTGAAAACACGTTTAATTGATTGCCTAGAAACAGCCCGTAAGAAGGCAAATGGTGTACCGACAGTGCACTACAAATTCAATGAATCAAAGCTAATGGAAATCATCTTTTTTAGTCAAGATTCCGATTCGGTAAATTTACCGAATGGAAACGGGAATATTACCGAATCCATTCGGGGATCTCACCGAAACCTAGGAAACGGGAAAATTACCGAATCCATAAACAGATCCAATACAGATCCGATAATACAGATCAATAACCCTATAGTCCCTTGTGAGAATGCTTATCAAGATTCTGAAATTACTGAGCAGCCACAACCAGTACTACAGGAAAGTAACACCAAGCCTGTTCGTGCTCAGCGTAAATTAAAAACCGAACTGGCAGATGATTTCACCATCACCGAGCCAATGCAGCAGTGGTACTCAGCACAAGGTTTTACACTCGATGCACAAGCGGCAACGTGTCAGTGGGCGGATGCGATGAAAGCCCGTGATTGTAAATATTCAGATTGGGTAGCTGCTTGGCGTAACGGCATGCGCAATGCCAACAAGTGGGCAGCAGAGCGTACTAACAAACAAATCTCAGCCACACAGCGAATGGGTGCCAGCGATGGCAAATATGGTCCACCGGAGGATTATCGATGAACATCATGCAACGTTTAGCGCAAGCCATGCCAGCACATGTGAAGCCATACACTTACGAGCAAATGCAAGCCATCCATCAGCGTGAAACGAGAGAGTTAGATAGAAATGTCTATGAGCAAAACCAACAAACACGCGAGTCAAAAGCATTAGGGCGTTCAGGTATCAAGAAGCGTCATCAACATTGTAGCTTTGATAATTTCGTGATTCAGAGTGCAGGTCAGCAACATGCATTCAATGAATCAAAGGTGTTCGTGGATAATTTACTGAATGGGCGTACATGTGGTGGTTTCATCTTTGCGGGTACATCAGGCACAGGTAAAAACCATTTAGCGTGTGCGATTGCCAATCAAGCACTTCAGCAACGCCGATCAGTAGTGGTGATCACCGTTGCCGAATTGATGCTTAAATTTCGAGATACTTACCGTCAAGACTCAGCAACCAGTGAAACTGCACTGATTCGTTTTCTGAGTAATGTCGATTTGCTGGTGATAGATGAATTGGGCGTTCAGCACAACAGCAATAACGAACGAGTAATGATAAACCGCATCATTGATGAACGTTATACCCTAGAAAAACCAACAGGGGTGATTACCAACCTTCAGAGTGATGAACTTATAACAACCTTAGGCCGCGCAGCTGTCGACCGCATTATGGAAGACGGCAAGTGGGTAACGTTTAATTGGACAAGTTTTAGAATTAACAAAGGAACACAACCAGCATGAGAATCGAAACCCTGTTGAGTAAATTTGCGATTAAAGGAATCAACTACGATCCTCAGTCTGGTGGTGGTAAAGCGTTATTGTCTGCAGAAGAACAATTAGCGGTAGTCGGGCTATGCTGGCATGAATCGCCAGTAGGGTGGTTGGTACTATTTGTTGAAGGGCTAAGAGATGTTCATGCACTTAAACAACTGCAAATAGCGACTAGGGGCGAAACCTTACGGTTAATGGAAGATTGGCGCGGTGTTTATCCTGAAAAGGCATTAACAGCGTTATGTGCAACGGCAATTGCTGAAGCGACTCAACAGAACGGCCAAGTATGTCCAGAGTGTAATGGCGCAGGCAAAGTGCTTTCAAAATGTAATCATCAGCGTAAATGTCAATGTTGTAAAAATGGGCGAATTGAATGGACTCAGGAAACTCGATTTGCTTATTTTGATCAATTTTTGCCTGTTACGTATAGTCGGTTTAAACGATATAGTAGTATTTTAATAAATATAATTGAATGGTTAATAAAAAATAAAGAAATTGTAATTATTATATTAGATAATCAAATAAATTTAGAAAAGAAGGATAACCAAATTTAATTGATTATCCTTATGTCTATTTTATGAGTTATCAATAATTTTTATTAAATTAAATATTGATTGCCGTATGAAAGTAGTTTTATTTGGGATAAAAATTTGTCCAGAAGCATGAGGGATAACTGGATTTTTTCCAGTTAGGCAATAATCTTTTCCTGTGTTATTGATTTTATTTCCGTGTGTTGAATGCGGAAATAAAGCAATAACTGCTTTTATTGGGGAAATACCTAATGTGAGGTCATTTCTTGTTTTATGTATGCCAAATAAGTACTTGTTTGTTATTTCAGGTAAATATAAGTCTTTAACGTTTGATCTGTTAGTGAATTTAGCATCTAAGATCATATAAATTGATTCGTCCCAACTATTTTTTGATATTTCGATAATAAAATCAGGTGCATAGTAATGAGGTAGATCAGGGTTTTTATTATTAGATTTCCCAGATATATTAACAAGAGTATTTGGTTTACTGTTTTTTGAGTAAGCATATATGAATGGTTCATATAATAAATTAATAGTCATAGATTCATTAGAATAAGAGTAATAATTATTTATGTTATTTTCATATATTTTTTCTTCAGAAACAGAACCATCATCATGATAATTTAAATATGTTGCTGTTTCTAATGGTAATTTCGTGTCATTTTTAATGATATTATTTAATAAAATCAAACAGGTGTATTCATATAATTTACTTAGATTTTTTACTCCAAGTAGTAATTCCGAACCATTAAGATTTGGGGACGGTGATTTAAACCATTTATCCATAAGAATAAATAATCTAGAATAATGAGGTGTCTTTTTTATATAATGAGTTAATCTAGGTTTTGTTGTTAACAAAACCTTGGCTGGTATTAGAGTGTTAAATTTATATATTATCTTGTTTATTTCAAATAATAGTTTATCTATATCATGTATTTTTCTCTTTAATATGGATATTTTAAAATTATTTAATACATCATCAAATTGTAAATAATCAATATCATTCGATGTTTGTACTTTTGTTGTAGTTATTGTTAAGTCTGATTTTAATTTTCGTAAATAAAGACTTATTGATAGGAATAAAAAATGTATTTGCCTGTTTTCATCAGTGTTTGTTGATTCGATTAAATCTTCTGATGGCAATTTATCTAGGTAATAATATCTACCGTTCGCACAAATATTTGCACTTTCATATGTAGTCGATGTTAAGGAGTCAACATTGTTCATGACGTAATAAATACTATCAGGACCTATTGAGGTTGCTTGTTCCTTAATCGTAGTATTAGATTCCCATTTTGTAGATTTATACTTCTTAAATAAACTTATATCTTTTGATATCTGTTCTATTATTTTATGTGTTATAGATAATTTAGTGAAAGATGAATCTATACGTTTATCATTTAACGATGCACCTTTTTTTGTTCTTGAAAAGCATAATTTTACTACATCATCAACATGTAGGGATAGATAATCCAGCATTTCGTTAGCAATTGCTGCATTAGCTCTTCTTGCTAAAATATCACAAATAAAGCTTGTGTTTATATTTTCTTTTTCTAATCTGATTGATATTTCACTTTCACCAAAGAAGTTTAAGAAATGTTGATTATGATAGAATTCATTACTTTTTTTACTTGTGTAAAGACTACCTTCTTCATTTTCATGAAGGAGGTATAAATCCAATGGGACATCACCTATACATAGCATTGGTTTATCTATATACGATGGTATTGATGAATGTACCCTAAACTCAATAACCGAATTTTCATTTAAAGTTAATCTATGATTTTTCATAACTTTAATTTCTGTATCGGTATTGTTTTCTGATACTATTAATGAAATCTCAATCATGATTTAACCCATAATGGAATAAGTATCAAAATTATTTCTTCCAACTTCAATCATTTTATTTAATTTATCTTTTGTCATTGTTAATTCATCAGGTAAATTATTTAATGATTCAAGTAAATGTAAAAGACGATCTCCAAAGTTTGAACCATGTCCATTTAATGTTGGTAATAAATGTTGAGATAAAGCATAGTCTATAGCTAGAGAGCCTGATGCAGAATTTATAATATTATATGCAACATTACAATATTGTGTAATAGCTTTAATTTTCCTTACTGAAATATGGATAGGTTGTCCATATACTGGATTTTCTAATGCTTTTATACATACTTGTATTATTTGTTTGAAATTTGTTGGTATTACCGTTGAGCTTGATGTGAATAAATCGATAAATTGTTGCCCTTGGATAGGAGCTAGTGTTTTTTTATCAAAATCTATAGAAGTGTTGAAAATTTGCTCTAAAGATGGCAACTGATCAAACTCAATAAATGATGCTCGATCAAGCATTCTAGGACTTAAAGCTTGGACTGTTTCATCACTATTTAATGTACCAATAAACCTAATATAGTTAGGAATAGTTAAAATATTAGAAGGTTCTCCCGTATTAATTTTACGTGAAGAATTTTCATCAGCCATCTCTAAAAAATTAGATAAATAGTGCTCAGGTTGAGATAAGTTAAATTCATCTAATAATATAATAGCAGGGCTACCATCACTTTCATCATTTACATGTTTTAAGAGATCATAGACTCCAGAAGATGCCGGTTGGTATGTTTGAGATAAAGTATTATAAAATCCAAGTATATCTCTTGTACTTGTCCATCCTTTTGCTACAGGTACAGTTAATAGGCGATTACCCAATCCCATTACTTTACCAATTAATTGAGCTGTTGATGTTTTCCCTGTCCCAGGTTGTCCACTAAATAATGTGAATTGAGATTGTGCAATTGTAATTAATAAATTGGCAACTTGATTGTAATCTATTTCTCTTCCCTGAGTTCTAAGAGCTTCATCTATTTTATGAACATATTCTGATGCTGTGATTTCATCTTTTGTACAGGATATATTAAAATCAAATACAGGTTTTGTCTTTTTATTCTGAAAACCAAGAAGGGCATCAACTTGTGGTTTTAGCTTTACCATATTTGCTAATAATTTTTCAGTAGTTTGTTCTAGTTCCAATTCGTCTTTAAGATTGCTAAATAGTTTATATTCACCTTCAATTTTTTTCCTCTTTTTTTGTAAATCTTCAAATGTCTTGTATTCATTAAATTTTATTTTTATTTGTTCTAGTTGTTTGTTTTTTTCATCTAGTTTTTTCTGTACATCATTAGTTTCTAGTGCTATTTTTTTCTTTATTTCATCCGATTGAATATTTTCATGTTTGTTATTTTCTATATTTAGCAAGTTTTCTTTTGAGTCTCTTATTTCTTCCTGTATTTCAATTAATTGATCTTCAAATGCTGATAATTCATCTTGTTTGTGTTTGCATTCTTCTTGAAGTTTCGATTCAAAAGATTCTTTTAATTCTGAGAAGTATAATTCTTTATTATTATTTATATATTGTGATATTGATGATTTACCTTCAGTTGTAATAAAGTAGTCACTAATCAATTTATTTCTAATGTTGCTCCAATTATCAAGGTTTGATATTAATAAAAAAAATCGATCAAATCGATGCTGAAGAATATTGTATTGTTTATTTGCTTCAACTTCTTTTTTTAAGTTTTGTAATTCAGTATTTGTTGCCCAGCGTTTTCCTGGTCTAGTTTGTATTAGTTCTCCTATTGATTTTATTATTTGTTCATCTGTTATAAAATCAATCTCACTCTCTCGCTCATCAATAATTCTTTTTGTTATTTGAAATAAAGATGTATTGTTGTTGTTATACTTATCTTCATAATTAGATAAATTGCTAATTATAGCGCTAGAGTTTATTTTTGATATTACATAAGGTTTTTGTGTGTTTCTTTTTGAGCCTAAAATGGGAGATGTCGGTGTCGACAATGTTATTTCATATGATGATGAGTCATTCTCTTTTTCTTTACATTTATATTCAAATGGTCCGTAGATATATCCACTATCTTTTACGAAAATATTATTTCGGACTACTGGTTTTTTATATGAAGATATTACAGGGTCTTCTGGTGTAGGTAGTGGGTGTTCGAATATTTCCGCAATACTAATATTTCGGAGTTCACTACAATTGTCTATTGATGTTAGAACATAATGACAATCACCATCTTTCACATCAAAAGCTGATGGAACGACTTCAGCTATAAATAAACGGCCATTATATTTTTCGTCTAAAGGTGAAAACTGAGAGGTTACAAATACTTGTTCGGTATCGCAAAAATATTTCGCTGTGTTTATTGGGTAAATATCTTTACCAATAACTTCAAAATGTACATTTAGTTTACCTTTGTTTTCACTTAAAAATTTGCTTGGATTTATAGAGCAAATTACAGTTCTAGCGTGGTTTTCCATATTTATATTCAACCAAAAATTAATGCGCTAATAAGTGCATAGTTGTAAAAATATGTATGATACTACATTCATTTTTATTGTCTAAAGAACTTTGTTGATATTAAGACGTTACTTCTTGACTTTTAAAGCTTAATGCCGTCTAATTCCCACATTGCAGAACCTCACCTACTAGGTGGGGTTTTGTCGTTTTAGGATTCCATTAAATCCATAACCGTCCTTTGAGGCGGTTTTTTTATGTCTGAAATTCGCCTATGAGAGAGAAAGTTATTAGCTGGTTTGCCTACCTTTGGGCAGGTTTAACCGGTGTAGCCTCTGGTCTTTCCATGAACGAAATAGGGGTGCTCATCTCTATTTTTGCCACCGTATTTACCGCGTTTATTAACTGGTTTTATCGACATCGAACCCTCAAAGCCCTGCAAAACCATCCAGAGGTGAAGAAAATCTATGAGCAAATTGAAGAAGACTAGTGGCGTTATTGGCTGCTTTGTCGCCAGTGTGTTGGCGGTTGTAGCTGGTACCGATCACGATTTAAAAACCACTCCTGATGGATTAGCGTTTATCAGTAATTTAGAGGGGTGTTCATCATCCGCTTATCAATGCAGTGCCGACCGTTGGACTGCAGGGTTAGGCCATACCACAGGAGTAAAACAAGGCGACAAAGCAACCACCGAAACCATTGCCGATTGGTACATTGAAGATATCAGCGCAGCGGAAAAGGTGGTTGATCGGCAAGTAACATTAGCTGCTGGCCCTCAATACGATATGGCAGTGTCATTCGTGTTTAACCTTGGGGCTGGCAACTTTCGCAGTTCTACCTATCTCAAGAAACTTAAAGCAGGGCAGTTAATCGCAGCTTGTAATGAGTTTCCACGTTGGGTATTTGTGAATGGTAAAGATTGCCGACTTGATAGCAGTCACTGTGCTGGCATCGTTAAACGCCGTTTAGCAGAGCAAAAGGTTTGCTTGTATGGCTATCAGTAAGTTCAAGCTCATCGGGGCTGTTGGCTTATTAACGGTGTTATCGATGTTGATGTGGAGATATTCACAGACAGTGCAAAAGCTGGAAGCGGCTCAAGCACTGGTTGTGGAGCAACAAACCCAATCAAAGCAGTTAGTGGACGTTAATCAGTCGATGCAATCTACCATTACCCGTTTAGAGCAAGCATCCCACCAAGAACGATTAGCCGCTGAACATAACGAACGTCAACGTCAGCAATGGCAACAACGAGCGTTAAAAGCACAACGTCAAATCGATAAGGATATTGCTCATGAAAAGTGTGCTGATTTGCCTATCCCTAACGCTAGTCAGTGGTTGTACTACACCAAGCCCGCAAGTGGTGACTCAATACAAGGTTGAATACATCAAACCACCTGCCGCGTATTTGATTAGCTGTAAACAACCTTTCTATAAACCGCCGATGACTTGGGGTGAAGCCGCGAAACGTGATCCGGTGTGGTTACACCATTTCTCGCTGTGTGCGGCACAAATTGAAAACTTACGCCGTTGTTATAACGACCCAACACACTGTGCGGCGTTACCCATTACAGAGGGAGAGCCATAACCACGATTGAGAGTGCCATGAATAATGAAAAACGTTTTTGGAATACCACCGAACTTGAACAGTTTGGTAAACACCGTTCAACCATTCGTAAGAACTTAAAGGCGGCAGGGGTTTCTCCTGTCGCTTATAAGGGCAACACGCCACTTTATGATGTGGTGCAAGTCGCGCCGTACCTATGCCAACAACCGCGTAAAGAATCAGATGCACCCGATTTAATGGGGTTTAAAACCGCAGCTGAATTACGGGCGTATGTACAAAGTGAACGTGAAAAACTGATTTTGATGCGGGAATCTGGTGAGAGTGTCACCAAAGAAGATTATGAAAATGAAATTGCTATCTGTATTGCCAGTGTTAAAGGCTTTAAAGACAAGGTGATCACCCGTATTGAATCCGCTATTCCTACCGCAACACCACAACAACTTGAAGATTTAGAAACTCTGCTTAATTTCGATTTAAAGGCGGTCGCTGATGAGCTTGAGACAGTTTGATGCCCGTTTAGGGATTGAGTTTGCTAATGCCAAAGCTATTCGGCGCAGTTTTGCTTACTTGTGCGCACCTACCGATAAAACACCGGTGGAAGCGGCTGATGATGAACTGTGGATCTCTGATGGTACTGATGTGACTAAGTTTCTATCGTCGCAAGTACCGTACATGCGAGAGCCGTTAAACTGTTTGGCTCGGCGTATTTATGAAGCGGTGATTGTGGTTGGTCCTGCGCGTTCAGGTAAAACCAAAGCGATGGTGGAAGGTTGGATAAATTACACCGTCACCCAAGCCCCTGGTGACATGCTGCTTATCTACAGTACCAAGACTAAAGCTACTGATATGTCGAAGGTCGATTTAGAACGAAGCTTTTCAGCTACCGCAGGCATTGCCAAGCTGCGAACAGGGCGTAAAGCTGATGACAATATCACCTCGAAGAAATTTAAAAATGGCATGATTCTAAAGTTGGATTCTGCTACCGAAACCAGTTTATCCGCGTCCACCTATCGTTATGCCGGCGCGACCGATTACGATCGTGCTGATGATGCGGTAGGCCAAGAAGGTTCTAAGTTTGAACTGATGCTGATGCGTGTTCAAAACGCGAAATCATCCGGCATGGTGATGGCAGAATCTTCTCCTGGTCGTATTGTGCGTAACCCTAAACGGGTTGAAGATTTATCACCGCATGAATCCCAACCCTGTGGTGGTATTGCTGACTTATATAACCAAGGTGATCGCCGCCGTTTCTATTGGTTATGCCAAGACTGTCATAGCTATTTTCGTCCTGATTTTGAAACCTTGAAATGGGAACAACATGATGAGCCTTTAGAAGCGGCTAAAACTGCATGGGTGGAATGTCCTCGTTGTTGCCATCGTCATACTGAATCACAAAAACAGACCATGAACCTTGAAGGGCGTTGGTTTCGTGATGGTGCAATTGACCAATATGGTGAGGTTGTCACTGATGAATCAGCGATTCGAACCAGTAAATGGGCAACATTTTGGTTTGAAGGCATTGTGGCAGCGTATGCCAGTTGGGAAAACTTGGTGTATCGCTTTCTTAATGCGGATGCCTTGTACAAAGACTGTGGCGATGAAGAGTCATTGAAAACCTTTATCAACGTGCGTATGGGGCGACCTTATGTGATGCAATCGCGTGGTCAAGAAGTCGGTGCGCATCAGTTAATGGCGCGAGCTGTTGATCATGAGCGCGGTATTGTGCCATTGGGTGGACGCTTCTTAATGATGTCCATCGATGTACAAGGTGGTAAACAAAACCCACGTTTTGTGGTGCAAGCTCAAGTCTACGGTGAAGGGCTGCAACGGTGGGTGATTGACCGCTTTGAAATTCTCACCAATCCCTATCGTAACAATGACCGCATTAACCCGATGGTGTATGCCGAAGATTGGGATTTATTGATTGAACAAGTAATCAAGAAAACCTATCCCTTAGCGGATGGCTCAGGGCGGGTGATGAAACCGGTATTAACCTTGTGTGATTCCGGTGGCTCAGGTGAGAAGAAAAAAGGTAAGCAGAAAAGCTCATCCGTTACCGATCATGCTTATCAGTTTTATAATCGCCTTAAAGGGCATGGCTTATCGCATCTATTCCGCTTAGTGAAAGGGGCAAGCCGTGACATCGATGATCTGGTTAAAGAAACCTATCCCGATAAACGCAGTAAGTTGGCCAACGGTGAAATCCCGTTGTTAATGCTGCATACCAACCGTTTAAAAAACCGCGTAGCTGCCAGTTTTTCACGGTTAGAGTTTGGTGCCCGGTTCTTTCATTTACCTGGTTGGGCGGATCGGGTTTGGTTTGATGAACTCACGGTTGAATATATTGATGAACTTGGTCATTGGCAAAAGCCCGATGGTGCACGTAATGAGTCGTTTGATTTATGTGCCTATGCCGAAGCCGGTATGCATTACAAAGGCGGTGATGATATCCATTGGGATAACCCGCCAGCATGGGCCGCTGATTGGCAATTTAATAGCAATGTGGTTGATGCTGACCAAACGCCGAAGTTTGAGCGGGTGGCGCGTCGACGATATAACCACTCAAAAGGAATTTTCGGATGACAACCCAACGTGAACGGCTGCAGTGGTATCTTGATGCTGAGAAAAAGATCTTGATGCAACAAGCGGTTGAAACTGCTGAAGGGGAAAAGCTGACCTTTGCGAGTTTGGCAACGGTACGTCGTGAAATAGAACGTCTGCAGCAGTTGATTAGCCGCGAAAATCAGGGAGGACGCCGCAGTATGATCCGGAGAAACTACCTTGAGTAAATTGAATATAGCCGATCGTATCATTTGTTATTTTAATCCTAAGTCAGGGGCTGAACGGCTTTATAACCGTAACCTGATTAATAAATACCAAGCCGCACTGCCTGCTAATCCTCATACCAAAAAACGTAATGCTCGCTCTACTGGCAAAGCCAACCAAATCAATAAAGATGCGAAGTCTTTACGCGAACGTGCACGACATATGGATGAAAACACGCCTTATGTTACCGCCATTCTTGATGAGTTGTGTGCCAATGTCGTAGGACCTAATGGCATTATGATTGAACCACAGCCGTTAGACATGAACGGTGATGTTCATACTGACTTTGCCCGTAAGATCAGCGAATGGTTTGAACGGTTTTCATTGCAACAAAACATTGATGGTGAGTTATCACGGGCTGAAACCGAATGGTTAGCCTGTCGAACGTGGCTGCGTGATGGTGAAGTGTTTGCCCGTTATTACCTAGGGCGAGATGCAGGAATTGAATATCCATCAACAACGCCGTTTGGCGTACAGCCATTTGAGCCTGATTACATACCATTGAATATCAACGAGCCTGAAAAGGGCATGTATGAAGGTATTCGCCGTAATGGTTTAGGTCAGATGGTGTCTTTGTTGATTCAGCGTGATGCCCATGGCTTTTCTTTTGCTGAAGTGGATGCGCGGTTTGTGGCGCATTTAAAATTTACTCGTCGATTTCATCAAAACCGAGGGGTAACACTGCTGCATTCGGTTCTAGATTTGATTGCAGATATTGAAGATTACGATCAATCAGAGCGTGTCAGTGCACAGATTGCCAGCCGATTTGCTTATTTCATTAAACGGGATACGGGCTCAGGTGAGACTGATAACTTTGAACGTGGCGGCGATATCTTTCTAGGGATGGGAAACAGTTTTGAACTCGCTCCTGGTGAAGATGCTGGCATTGTTGAAAGCAAGCGCCAAGAAGCTATGAGCAGTCCATTTCGTGATGCTCAAATGCGATTAGCGGCATCAGGTGCGGGTGTTAACTGCTCGAGCGTAACCCGTCATTACACGGGTTCTTATTCTGCCCAACGGCAAGAGCTGATTGATTCCTTTGCCCGTTATCGCATTTTACAACGTAAGTTCGTTACCAGTTGGACCCGTCCTCAATATCGAATGGCACTGCAGATGGCGATTTTATCGCGTGAATTGGTGGTGCCTAAAGAAGTGGATGTGGTTTCAGTGCTTAACGCCATTTATCAAGCCCCTGTGATGCCGTGGATTGATCCCGCTAAAGAGATGACCGGCATTGAAAAAGGTACCCGTCTAGGGCTGCAATCACTCAGTCACTTCCAACGTGAACGCAACTATAACCCTGTCGCTGTACGCCGTGAGATAAAAGCCGAACGCCAAGCCATGAATGATGATGCCATTGTGAGTACGGCTGATCCTGCGCATAACGTTCAAACGAAGATCCAACATTCAACCAAAGAGGCACAACATGCCAAAGACAACTAAATCGTGGTTCACGCTCAATAACCAAGGCGAAGGCCAACCGGTGAAGGTGTGGATCCATGGTGACATTGGTAGTTATGACATTGAAGCCATTGATTTAATCAAAGCTCTGCAGTCTGTCGGTACACAAGATGCTGAGTTCCGTATTCAAAGTTATGGTGGCTCGGTCTATGAAGGGCTGGCGATGTATAACGCCATTAAAGCCCACAAAGGTAAAACCATTGGCATTGTTGATGGGTTAGTGGCATCGATTTCTAGCTATTTCTTAATGGCTTGCGATGAAATTCAAATGCCAGAAAACGCCAAGCTGATGATTCATGATCCTGCTATTGGTGCGTGGGGCGGTGAAAATGAAATAGAAAGTGCGTTAACTCAACTAAAGAACGCCAAACAGACCATTGCCGAAGCCTATGCCGAACGCTGTGGTAAGTCGTTAGATGATGTGCTGCAAGCGATGGCAAAAGAAACATGGTTCACCGCCAGCCAAGCGTTGGAGTTTGGTTTGATTGATGCGGTGATTGATGCTGTGGACTTATCCAATAGCCTTAAAAAAGTCTCTGCCACTGAGCTGCAAGCCAAAGCCTTTAAACATACCCCTGATGATTTATTGAATCAGCTTGTGCAACCGCCAGCAACGCCAACACCTGAACCTCTAATAAACCAACAAAGTGATCCTATGCCTAAACCTATCGATAACGATGCATTACAAAATGCGTTAAAAAACGAGAACCAACGTCAATCGACTATTCGTGCTTTGTGTGCGACCCATAAGGTGAGTGACACCCTGCGTGATGAAATGCTCAATGATTTAAATTGCAGTTCTGAAGATAGTTCGCTCAAGATACTGCAATACTTGGGTTCGATTTCCATTAATGGTCAAGAGCCCACTGCAGAACAACCACCAACAGGGTTAACCAATACTCATATTCATGTGGGCAACGGTAATACCACTAAAGATACGCTGCAAAATGCGCTAAATGCTCGTTGTGGTACGGGTGAAATTGAAAAAGATAACCCGTACCGTCTAAAAACCTTACTTGATATGGCTGAAATAGCAGTGGGTAAGGACGCTAAATATTGCGGTAACAAGAATGAATTAGTCGCTCGTGCGTTTAACAGCGGCGATTTTGCCGATATCATCACCGAAAGTGTACGAACGGTGATGCGAGATGAAGCGCAAGTGCGTGCGCCATTATGGCGAGACTTAGCAAATACTGAAAACCTGCCTAACTTTAAAGAAACTGATTTAATTTTAATTAATGATGCGCCTGATTTAATGGCGGTATCAGAAGACGGTGAATACAAATCAGCCACCATCAAAGGCAGTGGTGAGAAAATTCAGTTAGCCAGTTTTGGTCGTGAAATTGCCTTTACTCGTCAAGCTATCATCAATGATGAGATTGCCTTGATCTCAAAAATACCGCGTAAGTTCATGCAATCGGCTTATCGCTTGTCGGATAAGTTGATGTTTAACGCCATTCTTAGCGGAAAAATGGGTGATGGTAAGAGTGTGTTCCAAGCGGGTGGCGCGAATAAGTGGGGCAACTTAGTTAATGATATTCCAGCTGCTGATTACCAAGCCTTAGTGATGGCGCTGCATAAAGCATTTGCAACCGCGACCACCTCTGAAGGGGATGCGTTAGATTTACGTGGTGAAATCCTGCTGGCTAATCCTGACCATGCTTCATTCTTAGAAGCGGTACTTAATACTGCAAGTAAACCTGATACGTTTAACCCTGCCTATAAGAAGTTTCCTAAAGTGGTTGAAACCGCACGATTAGCTTCGATTAATGGTGCGATTGCGTTAACTGGTAAAGACTTTGATTCAGTGGTGATGGGCTTCCTCGATGGTGCACAAGATCCTTGGTTAGAAACGGGAGATGGTTGGAGCAGTGACGGTGCGAAGTTCCGTATTACTTATGATGTGACCTCGAAAGTGCTCGATCGTCGTGGCATTGCTCAGGCAACGTTTGCCAATAAATAATAGTGATTGTTATAGGGTGCTTCGGCATCCTTTTTTATAAGCGTAATAAACACATGGACAGAAAACACTATGCGTATTGCTGATGGTTTAAAGATTGATTTAAAAGCGCCTGTGGGTGGTTTTGAGAAAGATGTGCCGGTTAAATATGGTGCGTTGATTGTGGTACCTAACTATTCGGCTAAAGAAGGCCAAGTGGTGAGCTGTACTTACCGTGGTTTGTTTGATGGACCGATTAAAGCGGGTGATTCTCCATCCTTTGTGGGTGAAGCGGCTTATTTTGATGGTGGCGTCTTTACTAAAACCGCCCCAACAGGTGATGGCGCGGTGACCGTTCCTATCGGCTCATTCATTGATAGCGGCGTGTTGTTGATGGGCGTTGCCTTAAACGGTTAATTCACAAAGGGTGGTGATCATCAATGAAGAGTGCCTTTGATGATGCTCGGCAGTTGATTCAAGCTTCTATTCAGCAGTGCTTTGGCAGTGAATTAGTGGTGATGTTACCTGATGGCCAACAGCGAAAAATTCAAGGTTACATCAAACACCAATCATCAGAGAATCATGCCATTAAACGGTTATTAACGGGGAGTTGTTTACCACCGTTATCAACCATGATGATAAAAGGTAAGCGTTATAGCTTGGTGTTCTCTGGTCATGAACAAGGCAAGGGTAATAAAGACAGTCAGCTACAACGTGAATATGTTTTAAATCTGTCTCAAGCAGGGATTAAGCATGACTTCTCTGAATACTAATATGGAATTGGACACCCGTTTTCTTGCTCGTCTTTCCTACCTACCTGATGAATTAGCCAAAGCAGCTAAACAAGCGATGATCAAAACCAATCGCTGGTTAAGGGCGGCTTCGATGGCTGATTTAGGCTATGAACTCAGTATTGATTCAAAAGCCATGACGACCCGTTTTAGAACTTATAAAACGGGTGGTATGTCAAAGCTGTGGGTGGGGGTAAGAAGCCTTGGTGTGCATCGATTAGGGACACCGGTTCAAAATGGTAAAGGGGTGCAAGTCGGCGGTCGTTTCTATGATGGCGCGTTTATCTCACCGATGGACAGTGATCAATTGTTGGTCTTTCGTCGTGAAAATAAAGGTCGAAAATCCATTAAGTTAGTCACCATCGATATTAGTGAAGAAGCAGAAGAGATCATTGATTCTTACCTACCCGATTTAAACCGTAAATTTAAGGAGTTTTTTCATCGTGAGTTCCAATTCATTCTTTCGGGCGCCAAGTGAATGGGTGATGACCGTCATTGAACGATTAGAGCAGCGTTTACAGCTCGGCAAGATAGAAACCGCTTATCAACGTGAAGAAACAGAGCCAAGTGCACCTATCGTGCGTTACCAATGCGGTGAATGCCAATCCATTAATCACACCAACAATGATGGTCGTAAAATCCATGAAATTGAACTGAGATTCTTGGTAGAAGTGCCGATTGCTCAAGCTAACTTTGATGTGGTGGCGCTGGACTTATCCAGCCGTATTGAGCGTGAGTTATTCAATGAACGCTTTGGTTGTGTGGATGATGTTGAAGAGGCGCGGTTGATTTCAAATCTTCCGCGCCGTTTTAATCCTGATAATGGGGTGTTCTTGCGGGTTGTCACCATTAAGCAGCGTATTTTTATGGGGCCGATTGAACACGATTGGCATGAGATTATAGGAACGCAAGCCAATGTTGAGGGCATTAGTTGAACGGATCCGTTCGTTAGAAAAAGAAGTGATAGCTTTGCGTGAAGAAATGGAAGAAAACCGCCGTTCTTCAAACAATATTATTCGCCTTGGTGTGGTGGCTGCGGCATCAGAACAAAGTGTTGATGTTACCGCAGGTCAGAATAAGGCAACGCGGGTGCCGTTCTTTGTTCATAGTGCGGGGCGTGTTAGTCACTATCGGCGTCCTAGTGTCGGTGAGCAGTGCATTCTGATTAACTTAGGCTGTGGTGATAACCTCAATAATTCCGTTGCTCTGATGGGATTACCTTCAACGAACTTTCCTTGTCCGACGACCGAAGAAAACCAAGTGATGACCGATTACGGTAACGGTATGACTGAGTGTTATGACTTAGAGACCGGTGCATTAACGGCGCATTATCCTGGTGGTGTCAAAGTGGTGGGTGATATTGAGCAAGAGGGTAATTATCGCGCTTCGGGGGATGTTGCTGATGGTACTCGTTCGATGGCTGCGGATCGTAAAATTTATAACGGCCATATCCACTTACATGGTAACCCTAAAACCAGTAAACCGGAGCAACAACAATGATAGGGATTGATCCTAAAACAGGGAAAACCGTCACAGGTATAGCTGCGTTAACTTGTAGGTTTGAACGGATCTTGACAACACAAATGACCTCACGGATTAAGCGCCGTCAAATAGGCAATAAAGTAATTGCTCGTCTAGGTCGTATGCAAAGCCCAACGGAAGCCATGATAGTGCAAAACCTATCCCTTGAAGCGCTGGCTAATCCTGCCAACGGCTTAATCCAATTTAAAGCCAAACAGTGCCAAGCGATATCAAGTGACACAGGGTTTTCCGTTAGGGTGAAAGGCGTATGGCGAGGCAATGAGATTAAATTACAGGTGCGGTTATGAGTTTACCTAAAGCGTTTGTGGTGCCTGAATTTGAAACCTTATTAAGTGAGTATATTGAAGCTGCGGTGGCGTATTGCGCTAAGTCAGATACCGATAAGGCGCAATTATTACACCAAGCCATGACCAATGATGGTGAACTGCTGGCACAAGTGACTCAGGCGTTTGTATTAAAGCGAGTGGCTGAGATTCGAGAGCAGAATCACCAAGCTTTGCAGATGTTTCGTAAGTTCGTGACTGAATCCGATATGGTGGATTTGCTGGCATTGCAATATGGCTTAAAGCGGCAAATATTAACGCCGAGTGATAACAGTATTTTTCCACCTAAACCCGCCATCATGGAATCAGATGCAAGCCTACTGCAGCGGTTTGATTTAGCGCCTTATCAGTTTCATACCACAGGGACGCGAATGGGGTATAAATTCCATGCGCTGACCTTAGATGAACGGCCGCTGATAAAGATTGAATCAGAACCTGATGCGGTGGTGATGCGGTATGAATTTCAGCACTTAAACAGACCTATGCCCGTTAAAGATGCGATGCCTAAAATGCTAGTGCCTAACTCTGGCAAAGTGTGTGTGGCAGTGCTAAGTCGAGAACATCCACAAGGCATTGCTAGTGCTGCGTTATTAAAGCGGGTGGCTGATTACCTTCAACGTGATGATATTGCCCAAGAGTCTGATGAAATCACCACTAAAAGTGCGGCTCCAAAGTTGTATCGAATTGTGGCCACGGTGTATACCGGCTCTGATCCAAGTTCGCATGTTGATAAAGCCCAAGCCGAACACGCTGCATGGGCGTTAGCTGAAAAACGCCATAAGCTCAATGGCATTGTTGATAGAGAAGAAGTGGCACACATTCTTTATGAGTTAGGGGCAAAACGCGCGAAAGTCCACGAACCGGCAGCTGATGTTATTTGCCAGTGGGATCAAGCGCCGTATTGTACGGAGGTGATCATTGATGTTAGAGGTGACTGAGCCTTTTATTTCTGTTCAACCTGAAAACCGCACCCTGATTGAAGAATCCTTAGAATATGCTTGGCATACCTTACTGGCGAACCAACGCGATCCCTTTCCTGAACTGAAACAACCACGATTAACCTCAGAGCACTTTGTTTCCTTACTCGCTGGTGAGCGTGGGGTAACCGATTGGCGACCTGAAGATTCCTTAGAGCAGCAACGTAAAACAGCCGATAACGCCTTTGAAATCCATCGAAAAGCCGGAACGCGTCACGGTTTAGCGGTGGCTATGGATGCGTTGGATTGTGATATTGAAGTTACCCCTTGGTATCAAATGGATGCGCCGCCAGGTCCTTATCATATTGAGGTGGTGGCTTGGAAACGTAATGAGCCTGTGAATCAAAAAACCGCTAAACGGATGCTGACACGGATTGAAAACACTAAATCTGAGCGTGACACTGTTGAACTGATTTTAGCCTTTGGTTTAGATTCTGGACTCACGTTTTCAGGGGTAAAACAGCCATCCGTTGTTGATTACGATGATTCAGCCACTGGCATCATGCCACCATCACCGCTGGTATTGGTTCCTTTGAGTGTTTCAGGTAGTCACTTTCATACCACGGTCGGTGATGAGTCATATCAGGGAGCCATGCCTAATGACGCGTGGTGTGCAGGAGGGAGCTATTTTGCAGGCGGTATGCGTATGGTGATGAGTACCGATATAACGTTAGGAGCAAGAACATGAGTTCACCCGTTGTTCAATTTACTAAAGTGGGATTGGCCGAGCTAATTAGCGCCAAAAACCAAGGCATCAAAGGGGCGATTAAATGGATAGCGGCAGGTGACCGCAGTTATCAGCCAACACCTGAACAAAAAGCGTTGTACAACGAAAAGCAACGTGAACTGATTTCAGATTGGGAAGAATTAAGCCCCACACAATTGCGTATGGCGGCGGTATTTAAAGGCAATCTGGAATATGAAGTGCGAGAGGTCGGGTTCTTTTTAGAAACGGGCACCTTGTTAGCGGTCTATTCAGTGCCTAATACCTTGTTGGCGTATAAATCAGCTAATGCCAGCTGGTTGCAGAAGTTCACGCTAGATGTCTCCCCATTACCGTCAAATAGCATCACTATTGAAGTTGGTAATGACAATATAAACCTGTTACTGGGTGAAGAGTTAACCACCATAGCAACGGCTCAAATTGGCAATATGTCGCGCCATCTTGAATTGCTATTTCGTTTTAATGAACTAGAGAAAAGAGTGTGAGGGATTATGGCATGCACAATGGAGGGACCGCCGTTACTGAGCATTATTGCCGGCACAAGCTATGGCTTTGATGTCAGTTGGACAACCGGTGATGACAGTAACCCTTATGTAAAATTGTTTGGCTGTACCGCTGTTTTTGTTGTGCGTTCTATTGATGGTGAAGTGTTGGTACGGGGTACCACAGAATCTGGACATATCACCATTATTGAACACCAACAGCAAAGTGATGCGCTCGATATCAAAGTCACCCATGACCAAACCCAAGGTCACCAACCAACAGCATGGGAGAACGCGAGTTATGAAGTGCGGGTAACGTTTCCTAGTGGTGATCCTTACAGCATCTTACGTGGTCCTGCAGTACTGATAAAAGGGGCGGTTGATGATTAGCGCAAATGCAAAAGTGTTGGTCACGCTCAATACTGACCGTGTGATAACAGTGCGGTTACCCCAAGGGATTGCTGTCGTTCGAGAGCAAGTGAAATCCAATATTCAAGTGGTGACGATTGGTCAGCAAGGGCCAGTGGGTACGGTTAGTGAAGAAGTCTTAGCGACTGCAGCAGAGGCAAAAGCCTTAGCGGTGGCCGCTTCTGAAGTTACCCAATCAACCGCAACATTGTTAGATAGCGTCATTATCAGCATCACTAACGGGTTTAACTTTCAGGCGGGGGAACTGTCAGCTTAGGAGTGAAAGTGTTAAACAATAAAATTGACCAAATGATAGCGGCACTCAATAACGTGATGGGTGTGATTAATGGCAAGTTGCGATTAAAAGCTGACAAAACAGAAATCTATTCACGTTCTTATCTTGATGATCCGCTTTCGACCTTAGGCGCTAATGCAGCAACGGCCAATAAACTTAAAGTCGCCCGCACCATCACCCTTGGCCGTGATGCCAATGGCTCAGTGTCATTTGATGGTTCAGGCAATGTCACACTGCAGGTCACGATTCCTGCACTTGATGATAAAGCCGACATCATTGATACCTTAACACCAGCACAAATAGATGCCCGTATTAAGCAATTAATAGGTGTGGCACCTGAGGTATTAGATACCTTTGAAGAGTTGGCCAAGGCACTAGGTAATGATCCGCATTTTGCAGCCACCATGACAGCGGAATTAGCCAAGAAAGCCAATGCGAATAAGGTCTACAGCATCACGGCGGCTGATGCACAATTTCTCACTAAACGAGGTAAAGCGGCAGATACCACGCTGTTTGGTGGTAATGCGCCAGCTCACTATGCAACCTCAGGCCAAATATCGACATTAGAGCAAGAGATTGCGGATGGTTTTACACGACTTGCCGCATCGTTTAATGATGCTGCGAATACAATTAATGGAAGTTAATCAATGAGTTTAGAACAACAAATAGGGGCATTAGTTAAAGCCTCAGAAAACCTAACGGGTGCCGTGAATGGCAAGATTGGGGAGATTGATAAGGAAGTTGAAATAGCAAAGGCTAAGTTTGATAAATTTATAATTCAATCTCGTTTAGAAAACGCAATTTTCCGTCAAACTAAAAATCAATATTGTAATTTAACGGGTACAAATTTAGATTATTTTGCTAAAAATGCGCAATATACAATAGAGGTATCTTTATATCGAACTATTGCTACAGGGGTTGTGTGGAGCGAAAGAGATGCAGAAGAAAAAGAAATCATGACGGCAATGGGAATGGCTGGGAATCAACATTTTCAGCCTGCTATAAGAGTTATGAAAATGGTGTGGAGCAATTATAATTCAAGCGCACATTCGAACTATTCTATATACCCCAATCCTATTGCAAATATATCTGGATATATTACGGTAGCGAGTTATGCCAAATTGATTTCTGGTAGTATTTCAAATATGTGGTTAGACGGCATTACTGATAATTGGAGTCTATGCGGTAAACATTATAATGGAAGACCAGGGGCTTATTTGCATGCGCATCCATATGTAGGATCAGCAAGTGGTGAAGTTTTATTCATTTGGCCTGGGGTTGTATCAGGTCATGTTCCTTTAGATAAAAATGCACCTAAATGGGGTTACTGGCCATCAATGTACGGTGAATCTCCTTATGACGCGCAACCAGGATCTTAATAATGCAAGATAAAATATTTGATTATTCAAACGATATTTTAAGTTCGATTGAAGTGAATGAACGTTGTGAAGCCTATATCACAAAATATTATGCGTTAGGTAAGCAATTAACGATTGAACGAGTTGGCCCAGAGGATGTTAAAATTCAAATGCACACATTTATTGATGCTTGTCGTGCTTGGGCTAATTCAAAAGAACCAAAGCCAAAAGATTTATATCTTATTACACCTACCATTTAGAAACCGCTCTAGTCAGCGGTTTTTTTACATCTAAATTTCACGTTAAAGGACACCACATGGCAACCTTGAATCAAACAGGGCTGCAAGATCATCCGATCTTGCAGCCTTTTCGTTTAAATGGGCGTTGGTATTCACCTGCAGATAACAGCATTGCGTTACATCCAACCCAAACCGCCTTTTTGCTGATGAATGGCAAGATTGGTAAACCAGCACAACTTCCTACCCCACAAAAAGCCAAAGGACAGCAGCAATGAGTTCATTAGCACCCATTCAAGATTTTGAATTAAACGGGGTTGAGGTTCGTACCATTGAACCACAACCAAGTATGGGGCCATTAGCGCAACAAGTCGTGCATTTGGTTGGTACGGCTCCTGATAAACGCGGCACTATGGTTTATAACGAGCCAACACGGTTATGGAATTATGCTGATGCGATGATGGCATTAGATTCAACCGGTAACCGTCAAGGCTCATTACCTACCGTGGTACGTTATTTGTTTGAATATGTAAAATGCGCACTCTATGTCACGGTGGTTGAAGTCGGTGCGACTACTGCAGCAACCGAAGCCAATGTGATTGGTGGCGTGGATTCAGCAACCGGTGCCATTCGTGGTTTGGAAACCGTTAAGGCTTGCCCTGAAACACCCACCATTATTGCTGCCCCTGGTTTTCATTCAAAAGCCGTAGGGCAAAAGTTAGCGTTAATTGGGCGTGATGTGCGTTGCCGTCCTGTGCTTGATGGTCCAAACACCAATGATATGGCTGCCGCTGAGTTTGCGGCAGAGTTTGGCGCTGAAGGAACGGGCGAAGATAAGCTGTGTATCATCGATCCTTGGTTTATGAAAACTTACGATGGCGTACAGGTATTAATGCCAGCATCTATCGCTTTAGTAGCGGCAATGGCTTCGGTGTCGGGTTGGGAAAGCCCACAAAATCGCTCCGTGGTATGTGATGAAACAGCCCGTAATATTGCCTATAAAATCAATGATAAAACCACGCAAGCGAATTTTTTGAATAAACATGGATTGGTGACGATAGCGCATACGCGCATGGGGGGTTATTCGATCATTGGTAACCGTACTAATACCGGACGTTTTATCTCTCATGTTGGTTTAGAAGACTTGATGGCACGTAAGTTAGAAGAAACCAGCCAACCGTTATTGGGTAAACAGCTGACCGAAGATTTCATGCAGCAAGTTGTTGATCGTTTAATGAATTGGGGGCAGGACTTAGTGGCGCAGACCGTCATTCCGGTGTTTAAAGCCTTTCTTCATCCTACCAAGAATAATCTAGAAAATTATACGGCGGGTCGATGGTTCCTATGTGTGAACTATGGCCGCTATTCACCGAATGAACACATGGTGTATGAAATGAGTGTTGATAACGGGTTAATTGCAACATGGCTTGATGAGGTGATAAATGGCTGATCGTATTCGTATGCGTATTACGGCACAGGTTGAATCTGTGCCATTGATGAATGAAATTGTGGACTTTACGCCACCGGAAGTGAAAGCCAAATTAGCCAATAACGAAGGCGCATTTGTGGCTTCTGAAGATACTGTTGGCTTAGAAAAGCTCAGTTGGTCGTTAAAAGTGAAAGGTGAGCATGGGGTGTTATCGCGCTCTTTGGGTAAGTACACCATGGGGAACGCACAGATTAACGTGGTTGAAAAAGGCAAAAGTACCGATGGTATTCCCTATGTGGAAACCTATTCAATGTATGGACCGATCACCGCTATTAAGAAAGAAGCAGTAAAGATGGGCGAGAAGCCGACCATTACCATTGAAGGCACCTGTAAAGCCTATACCCAATATGATACGGGGCTGTTGGTTCACGATATCAATGTGAATACTGGTAAAACCATTGTCGGTGGTGTCGATTTGATGGGATTAGCCGGCATTATTTAAATCGCCTTTGACTTCTATATGACTAATAGCGCCTACGGGCGCTTTTTTTTGAGAAAATTTCCGTGAGAAAACAATGAATAAAGAAACTACACTTCCGTTTTTTACCCGTTCAGGTAGCCATAAATTAACGATTAATACCATCACATTAGGTGCATTTCGCAAGTTGCCTTTTGTGATGAAAGATGATCTGTCTGCAGCGGAACAATTTAAGCAATTTAAGGCAATGATCTTAGCTTGTACGGACTTAACACTGACCGAGTTTGAAGAGTTATCGGTGCCTGATTTCACCCAATTACATCAAGATATTCGTGCCTTTATCTTAACGCCATCCGATGAAATGAATGATCATTCTTTGACGGGTAAAGACTTTGAATTTGATTTGGCGTTTCCGTTTACCAATGAACTAGAAGAAACCATTAGCCACATTAAATTTGCGGTTCCTAAGGTGAAACACTCTGAAGCATTGGCAGATATTGATGATCATTATGATCGTGAAGAGTTTATGTTTCGAGTGGTATGTCATTTAGATAAACAAGATATGGACGCGATGGCATTGAATGATTACTTGGCCATTAAACCGCAGGTGGGCGCTTTTTTTCAACTTGCGGGGGATTACTTTCGCCCCGTGACGTCGAAGCTCTGATTGATTTGATCCCAATGCACCGTAATACCACTGAAAGTGAACTCAGGGAGTGGTCACAAGACCAGGCACTACGGCGTTATGAATTGATCTTATCTAAGCTCGGAGTCAAACAATGACGGAAAAGATTAGTTTTGTCTTAGATGCGTCGGTAAAAGGCGTTACAGACATAGTTTCAACTACTACCGCAACAGAGCGTTTAACTGCAGCACTGGCGGAACAACGGGGTGAGGTTCAGTCGTTAAATGGTCAGCTAAAGGGCATTAAAGGCTTTGAAGCGGCAGAGCTTAGGGCTGAAAAGCTATCAGCTCAATTAACTGAAACCAAAAGCACCATGACTTCTCTTAGTGCTGCGATAGCTGAGAGTAAGCAGAAAACCACTCAATTACGCGGTGAATACAATTTAACTCAGAACGAAATTCGTGGGTTAAATCAGGAAATGCAACAAGCCTCAAAGGAAGGTGCACAAGCCTTACAAATTAAACTGAAAGAAGCCCAACTTCGACTTGAATCATTAAATACTGAGATTTATCAGAACAAAGCCCAAACCAATGATCTCTCTGTCGCTTATAAACGTGCCAGCGGAAAAGTGGGTAAGTTAACCGACAGGCAAGAAAAGCAACATAACACGCTAAACAAGTTAAAAAGCTCACTGCAAGCGGCGGGTGTGAGTACCGATAAGCTTGGTGATGAACAAAACCTTTTAAAACAACAAGCTGATAAAGCCACTCTAGCCCTTGAAAAGCAGAATGCTCGATTAAAAGAGATGCAATCAATTCAAGGTCGGATTGATAGTCGTAAAGCGAAGTTAGGTGAAATAGGCAGTGAAGCAACAGGATTGGCGGCAGCTGCAGCACCGATTGTTGGTTCTATTTGGACCGCGATTAAAAATGAAACCTCATTTGCTGATGTAAAAAAAGTCGTCAACATGAGTGATGAGCAGTCCACAGAATTGAAATCGTGGGCGCTGAAAACCTCAACCACAACACCCATGAGTGCCGATAATATCAATGCGATGTTAGCCGCTGGTGGTCAAAGTGGTATTAAAGACATCAATGAACTGAAAAGCTTTGTACTTGATTCCTCCAAGATGGGGGTTGCCTTTGATATGGATGCGGGTCAAGCCGGTGAAACTTTATCAATCTTTAAGGCAGCATTGGGTGTTGATCAACAAGGCGCAATGAATGTAGCGGGTCTTGCTAACTACCTTTCAAATAACTCGAATGCCAAAGCGAAAGATATTACGGGTGTGATGGCGCGTGAAGGGGCATCAGCCAAAACGGGTGGCTTTAAAGTTAATGAGTCCACAGCATTATCGGCTTCATTATTGTCATTAGGCATGGGGGAAGAGCGAGCGGCAACGGCCTTGAAGAACATATCAGGGCGATTGACGTTAGGTGATGCGGCAAGTGGTACTCAACAAAAAGCAATGGCCTCTATTGGTCTGGATGCTGATGATATTGCATCAAGAATGCAAGAGGATGCGTCAGGTACGCTGATTGAAGTACTTAATGCCGTTAATCAGGCACCAAAAGAAGATAAAAGCGCCATATTAAGTCAGATATTTGGTGAAGAAGCTAAAGGTGCAGTGGCATCGTTATCAGGCAATATGGCGAATTTCACTAAGTTGTTAGCGCTCTCAAAAGAAGATACATCAGTTCATCGAAAGTCACTGAATCAAGAATATGATGCCAAACTCAGTACCACGGGCAGTGGCATTGATATGTTCGTGAATAAGTTAAATCGACTCAGTGTGGTGTTTGGTTCTGCGTTATTGCCAGCTCTTAATTGGGTGTTAGAGCCGTTAGGTAAAGGTGTTGATTTACTGGCTAACTTTGCTGAAGCGAATAAAGGTGTCTCTCAAGCGGTGGGTCTTGGTGTTGCAGCGTTTATTGGTTTGAAAGGGGTGTTATTAGCGGGTAAAGCGTTATCGCTCGTCTTTGGTAACTCGATGGATAAAACCCGTTTATTTACGAAAGGTTTAAATCGTGAAACCCAAGATGGTGGACGGATTGCAGCATTAGCGGCCAAACGTTGGCGAAGCTTGAATGCGGCTGTTTCATCTAGCCAAGGATCAGAAAGACCAGAAAGTAAAAGTGATAACAGTGTAGGTAAAGAAGCCCGTTCCCGTCAAAAGCGTAAAGGTCGCCGCCGTGTTCGTGTTCGTGGGCGTCGTAGAGGGTTAGGTAGGTTACTTAGCTCTGTAATGGAAAGTAGGATGGCCCAAAAGTTGGGCTCTGGTGTTCAGTCTTTAATGGGTCAGGTTTTTCCACCCAAAGGGGCTGCCGTCGCTTTAGCCGGATCCGCTTTACTGCCAACAACGGCAAGGGCATCAGATGTTATTAATCCTCAAAGTAAACCATTAACGACTATAAAAGATAAATCTACGGGATTAGGTCAGATTGTTAATACGGTGACTGAACGTCGTACTGCTCAAAAGGTAGGCTCTGGTGCTCAGTCTTTGATGGGGCATGTTTTTCCACCCAAAGGAACTGCCGTTGCTTTAGCAGGATCCGCTTTACTGCCAACAACAAGCAGTAAATCAACGGGTTTAGGTCAGATTGTTAATACGGTAACTGAAAGCCGTATCGCTCAAAAAGTGGGTTCAGGAACGCAGTCGTTGATGAGTCATATTACGCCTAAAAGCGTGGGTATGGCATTGGCGGGTTCAGGGTTAGCATTGACCCCCATGGGCGCTATGGCATCAGATGCGATGGATGTTATTGGTGTTGGCGGTGATATTGCAGAAACAGTGGGCAAAACGGGACTTACAAAAGTATTGAAACCGTTGGGAATGATGATGAATGCATCTTCTGTTGTTGGCGGTGTAATTAATGGTGATATGGAACAAACAGGGGGTGCATTGGGGGATATCGGTGGTTCTATGGGTGGTGGTGCATTAGGTGCGGCCATTGGTACTTTCATTTTACCGGGTATCGGTACTGCGATTGGTGGTTTGTTGGGTTCTATTGCCGGTGGTATGGGCGGTGAAATGCTCGGCGGCTGGTTTGGTAAGAAACTCGATTCACCTGAAGAAACTGCTAAAAAAGTCGATGACGTTCAAAGCAAAGAGGCAACGGCCAAGCAAAGTCCCCCCATATCATTTTCACCTACCTTTCAAATAACGGCTGCAGCGGGTCAAGATGAAAAGCTGATAGCGCAAGAAATCACCCGTCAAATGAACCAACAATTATCGTCATTAATGGGTGAGAACACCTTATCAACCCAATTTGGTTATGCCGCTATTGATAGAGATAGCTAAGGATCGTTATGCACCATTTAGTGATAGGTGAGTTCGTTTTTTCTGTGGGTGATAAGACACCAATTATGAAGTTTGACCGAACATCACCCGGCGCGTATACAGAAGTCAGTTTAATTTATGACGCCCGCTCTGAAATGACCGGCAGACCGCTTGAAACCCTTGATATAACCGCCAAGTGGTTGCAATACGGGGCGCAAGAATCCGTTGAAAAGCTTCGAATGTTGATTGAATTACCACAACAAGTCAGTGATGGCCAAGGTATTAACCTAGGTAAATGGACGATTCAACAATTGAAAGAAGGTAAGTCGGCATTAATTCATAACGGTCAAGCCATGGTGACGGATGTTATGTTGCAATTGAAGGAGTACCGCGAGTGAAGGTAAGCGCCAAAGCCGGTGAGTTGATCACAGATTTACTCTATAAGCACACAGGCCAAGATAATGACCAATTGGAACAAGCCTTCTATCAATTAAATCCTCACGTTCGGCGTGAGGTTTTTTTTGTCGATACTGAAGTGATGTTGCCTCAAGTAAAGCAGGCACCTAAAACGCAACGTGTTATTAAATCATGGGATTAAGGAATGTTTCATTTAATAGGCAATAATGCTGATTTGATTTTGGACCGTTTAAAGTCATGGCGGTTGAATGATGGCAATGGTACCGAAGGCGATAACGTAACCTTGGTGGTGAGTTCTGATGATGTTGATGGACTGCCACCTAAAGGTGAACGCTATTCGGTGCGATTGGGGGATGTTGTACGCGATAGTTTCCAGATATCAAAACGGTCAGTGAGTTTATACCCACGAGAGATCACGTTAGTCCTCACGGTTGCGCCTTTCTCTATCAAGGATGAAAGTGGTTATCGTGAACGTAAGTCGTGCAGTTGGGATAAAACAACAGTAGGGCAAGTGGTGTTTGACTGTCTTACCCCTCATGGCTTTGATGTTTTTGTCCATCCACGATTACAAAAAATTGAAATCGAGCATATTGATCGTTCTGATGAAAGTGCGCCGGCATTTATGAACCGCTTAGCTAAGTCTTATGATGCAATTGCGAAACCTGTTGAAGGGCGGTTTATCTTTGTGCCAATGGGTGAACAACGTAGTGCTTCAGGTAAGAGTATTGAAAGCGTTACGCTGTCACTCCCTATGGTGAATCATCCGGGCAATAGTGACTTTGTTAATGTGTCTGCAGAATTAGATGGTCGACAAGATTTTAATGGTGTTAAGGCTTTTTATAGTTCAACTGCAGATGGAAGCCGGCAACAGGTCAAAGTGGGGAATAAACCATTTAAGTCATTAGGCAAAGATAAGAACACCAAGAAGGAAGCAGAACAAGCGTGTGCTGCCGAGCTTCGAAAAATGCAACGCCAAGGACGAAAGATCAGCATTGAAGCACCGCCTAATCCCACCATTTTTGCTGAGGGGTTAGTGCTACTTGATGACACTTTCCCTCGCGCCTTTAAAGGTCAATGTTCTGTTGATCAAGTGTCGTTCTCTGGCCAAGGATTACAACCTAATCGAATGAGTATTCAAGCAACGTTAATAGGTGAGTAATGATCACAAACAGTAAAATTCGCTTTAATCAACATGCCTTCTTTTCTGCAACACTTCCCGTGAAAATCTCTGATGCTCAAATCAAACGCCATATTAATGATCAACGTGTTCGCCAGTTAAAAGATGTTCGATGCCCACTTTACTTACGGTTTAACGCCTCTCGAACCGGTGGGACGTGGTGGTTTTACCGTTATGAAGCTGGCAAACAATATCCATACCGTATTGCGAAATATCCTGGTACTCAGGCTAAAGATATTATGGCGGTGGTGAGTGCAGTATCAGTCCAAATAGCCAAAGGGAAAGCGATTGAATGTAATCGGTTTGAAACCGTAGATCAGCTGGTTGATTGGCATGTTCAGCGGCAATGTACCTTAAAACGTTCCACTAAAGAGCGATTGAATAACCTAAAAAGCATGGCTGAAACCCATGTAATGAGCCTGTTTCATGGTGTTTCTATTACTGATATGGACCATAAAAAGATAGATAGTGCCTTGATTCAGCCTATGTTTGAACAAGGCTATTCAGTGAGTTATGTGAGGGCAAATTTCTTCTTATTGAAAACAGCTTTCTCTATCGCTAGACGATTGAAACACATTACCGCCAATCCACTATCAGAGGTGCAATTTAAGACGTTTTTTCCTGAGACTTTCTCTGTTACAGAAGCTCAAATCAAAGGCTGTCGAGTGAATACTGAAGACCTGATTGATATCTTGCCGGCAATTGGCCAACAGCAACCACCACAACGATTACTATTGATGATGATGTTAGCGCATGGCTCTCGTATTGGAGAGACTAGAAAGGCAACATGGCGGAATATCAGCTTTATTGAAAAAAGGTGGTTAATCCCTAAAGAAGATGCCAAGAACGGGGTAGCGATGAGTTATCCACTTACGGCTGAGATGATTGAACTATTACGTTCATATCAAGCATGGCAACGTGGGCTAGGTTATAACAGTGATCACTTGTTCCCGTTATCTCGTTGGAATAATCAACCAATATACAGTGCTAAAGCCAGTGAATGGGTACGGGGAGTATCAAAGCAAGCATGGAGTGCCCATGATCTTAGAAAGCGAGCACGTTCGATATGGGCGGAATTGGGGGTTGATTACATTGTGTGTGAATCACTGCTCAATCATGCTCGAGATAAGCTAGATCAAGCCTATATCCATACACATATGGAATTACAGAAGAAAGAAGCGTTAGAAACATACCATAAATGGCTTAAAAAAGGATGGTGTACCTGTCTAGCACCTGTCTCGATTCAAAATGACACCCTCGATAAACCCTTATCCAGACTGGCTTGAAGCCACTTTTCATTATAAACCTCAGCGGATGATAATAAGAATGCAGATTTGTACGAAAAACGAACAAATCAATGCGAATTTGATGGGAGCAGCACGAGTAGTTCCCCATCAAGTTGGCTTAATAAAATTGAGTAAAACCCAGCTGAAAGTTCTGCAGTCGATTATGCCTGGTGAAAAGGTAACAGCAGAGCTAATAGCCGAGCGTTGTGATTTGTCGTGTTCGTGGGCGAGTACTTTGCTGAAGACAGTTTGGGAAAGGGGGTATTTAGTAAGAGAAAGATTAATTAACTGCAATGGGTCGATTGCATTTACATATATATGTGCACCATAATATGAAACAATTTTAATAATTTCTTTTGATTAATATGTTACCAACGATAAAGCAATATAAAAAATGGTCATTACCAAGTAAGTATTCATTATGGGGTTATATTATTGGTATATTGGGTTTAGCTCTTACTATCTATAGTATGTTTTTAGGTAAAGATAGTGCATTTGAGGACTTGGTAAAAAAAGATTACCAACCAAAGATAATTATTCAGAACGTTTTATTTGAGAAATGGGTTGGAGATAATGACGAATTTTTAACTGCAGAAATTTATAATGATTCAAAAGGAAGTGCTTTAAATTTTAAGATGGAACTATTAATTCCTGGAGTCAATCAAAAAATAATACCTACAAATACGTCATCAGTTTTTGCTCAGAAAAACTTTTCTATTAAGAGCCAACAAGAGATAGGGATACCTGTTATATCATTGGGTCAACTTAAGCAAATATTGAAAGAAAAAGGGGTCAAAGGTTCGCTCATTGGTGTAGGGTTAACACCTTCCTTGCCAAAACTAATAACAGATAAATTAGAAAATAAATACCGTGGGAATTATACAACAACGAGTGTATCTATTGGCCTTGGGCTAAGCTATAAAGGAATGAACTCTGAGTTATATAAATCGATTAATCTTGTGCACGTTTATTTTGATGAAACAGGCATAGGTTCTTCTACAATTTTCAAATAATGCTAACGAGTCAGACTCTCGGGAAATAAAAATTTTCTTGCTCTCTTGGCCACCACCACCGAGGTTGGCAATTTAGACCATTTTCGGTGGTGAAGGGTAAAGTGTGATGCGTAACGTTATTATTAATTTAATCAGACTTGAAAGTATTTTTATGCGCCTTAATATGTATATTTATATATAATTCGGGTTTTATAAAGGGTGTATTGTGGATCGCGTTTTTAACGAAACAACAAACGAAATTGAATATGCAGTCAACATCAAAAACATGTCTAAAGACTTAAAGGCAAAGCATTTAGAGAAAGCTGTTTTTAAGTGCCCTAATAGTTTGTGTAGATCAGAAGCAACACCATGTGCTATGACTAGGGATGATTATGAATATAAAGTAGCTCCTTATTTTGGTTTTAAGCAAGGGCATGTTAATAACTGTGTTTTCGATGAGGATTGTGGATTGCTCGTTGAGCAAAAAGACAAACAAGGTAATACGCATTATACACAGGCTTATGTGACGGACTTGGTTGCTCCAACTAAAAATAAAAACAAATCAAACCAAAAAGTTGAAAATTCTGGTGTTAATGATACTAATCAGAAAACAACTAATTCGAAGAATAAAAAAAAATCACATCAAAAAGGAGGACAAAAGAAGACACAAATAACAAGTTATTTATCTGCTACAACCAACTTCTACCTAGAAGATAAGTCTACTCACGCAAAAAAGAACCTTTCTGTTCTTGGAAGAAAGGGGACTTATCAATCTCAGTATCAAATGATATCAAATCGTTTTTCTAGATATAAAGACGATTATATTTTTTATTCTGATATATATTCATTTAGTGAAATTAAGCATGATGATGAGAGTATCCAAGTTACACTTTTACCAAAAGATTCATTAACGGATAAAAGGTATGAATTACATTTATTATGTACAAATTGGTCTGAGCAATACAAGAAAGCAATAGTTGATGAGCTTGAGATAGCTGTAAATAAAAGTAAGATTAATTATCAACAAAAAAGTGGTAAATGTACTGTATTGTTTTTCGTAGGTAAGCAAGATAAAAATAAAACAAATATATTTTATTGTGATTTTGCTGAATGGCTGTATGTATATAGTGGTGAAGGCTTTCGGTTAGAATACAATCGATTTGGTGCTGTTGATAATAAAACTAATCAATTACCACCTTCAGTCACTCTTGATACAACAACGGATAAAGAACGAGCAGAGCCAGTAGTAGCGCCAGTAGCAGAGCTAGTAGCAGAGCCAGTAGTAGCGCCAGTAGCAGAGCCAGTAGCAGAGCCAGTAGTAGCGCCAGTAGTAGCGCCAGTAGTAGCGCCAGTAGCAGAGCCAGTTTCCGTACATTCTTCGGATTTATCTAACGCACAATCTAAATTAGTCACAAAGTATCAGCGACAAAATACAATTATAACTGAGTTAGATTCTCATGAGATAGAATCCAAAATGCTCAGTGAAAATAAGAATAAGTCAGGATTTTTTAAAGGTCTTATTAGAAGTATTAGAAATATATGGAATTGATAATATGGATCTTTGTCTTTTTTGATGTAATGGAATAAATACTTAACTTCGTCCTAGATGTGTTCGAAACCAGAGATTTATACATTTAATTCATTATCTATGTAATCATTCACAATTAAATCATTGCTAATACTTTAACTTTGTTATCAATAAATTCAAGGTCTTATCGATTACGAGAAGTTAGCAAAAACAATAATAACTGTATGTATGAACAGGTATTTATTTTATATTATGGAAACCATGCGGAGCAGTGGAATTCAGACCGGTGGACCATCTGCATTAACGCAAGCAGACCGCCAAAATTTTGCTAATAAGCTTGATGCTTTCTTAGCTAAAAACCATAAGATACAATAAGTTATAACTATGGAGGTAAACGCTGTTTTACCTCCATTTCTCCCTTCTGCTGTATTCACATTTCTTCTTATTTTCCTGCTAAATCTACTTAGTACTATTATTTCATCCAACTTCGTCATTCCCAACACTGAATATCCCGTAAGTGCAATCAGGAATCATTTATCTAATCCCGTCATTCCCTACAGTGAATGCCCGCGAGGGCGATAGGGAATCTACTTACCGCGTGTTGAAATTTTAAATAGTAAAAAACCACTAACTAAACGGAAAGCGCCTGATTTTGTGATTTCTATCGGGCTTTAAACGTAAAAAAGTATCTGATTTATAATGTTTTTTATATTATTGATGGATAAATACAGCGCGTGTTCAAAGAATATATTCAATTACTTGTACTCTTTATTTGAAGTGAAATTTAAAGCTGTAAATGTCTCACACATACGTTTTGTTAGTTTTCTGGAGAGTAATTTGGCTACTACATTTGAAAATACCTTAGTTATAGGGATATCCGCAACGGCATTATTTGACCTATCTGATGCAGACAAACTGTTTCGAGAAGAGGTTGCTAAAGACCCTCAAAATGGAGTGGAAATATATAAGCAACATATGTTAGAAAATGAAGAAAAACCATTAGATGAAGGTGTTGGTTTCCCTTTAGTTAAAGCTCTTTTAAGTTTAAATTCATATCAAGGTAAAGAACAAAAAACATTGGTCGAAGTGGTTGTTATGTCTAGAAATAGTCCTGAAACAGGTATGCGAGTTTTAAATGCCATTAGAACTCACAAATTAAATATTACTCGTTCTGCTTTTACCGCGGGAGAATCTGGCGCAGATTATTTAGAAGCGTTTGAAGTTGATCTTTTCCTGACCACAAATGAATCTGATGCTCAAATGGTGATTGATAGTGGTTCGTGTTCTTCTGCTGTTCTATCTATTCCTCCAACTTACAGATGCGAGATACCTGATGGTCAAGTTAGGATTGCTTTTGATGGGGACGCTGTTATTTTTGATGAGACGAGCGAACTTGTATATAAAAATAAAGGAATGGATGCTTTTCATGAGCATGAAAATATCGCGCAAAATACTCCGATGAATGAAGGGCCATTTGCAAAGTTTCTTATTAAATTGGCAAAACTACAAGAAAGACTCCCAATGAGTGTTGAGCTATCACCAGTTCGTATCGCTATTGTTACAGCAAGAAATAGTCCCTCAGAAATGCGAGTTATTAAAACATTAAGAAGTTGGGGAGTGTATGTTGACGAGGCATTCTTTTTAGGTGGTGTTGAAAAAAGTAACATTTTAAAGGCATTTAGAGCACACATATTTTTTGACGACCAAGATGTTCATTTAGAGCATTCATCTTTGGTTGTTCCTTGTGGAAAAGTTCTATATAGAACGGATTCTCTTTTAAACAAGCTAAAAACGACACAAAATAGTCAATCCAAAAAAACAAGTAAGGCAGAAACATAGGGCATCCATAACTTTATATTCACGAAACTAGATGATAATTAACGTTATTATCTGAATTGAAAATCATCATTCTCTATTCTGAATATCTGTGAGAGCGATAGGGCATTGAGTTTCAATACGTTGCAGATGTGTTGTGGCTTAATGAACTTGTACACCTAAATAGGATAAAATACTCTTAATATCAAAATGGTGTACATAATGAAAAAAGCTCGAACAACTTATTCAGTCGCATTCAAGCACGATGTTGCTAATTTAGTCCTAAATAAAGGCTACACAATACAAGAAGCATGTAATGCTGTTGGTGTCGGATATACAGCAATGAGTCGCTGGGTTGCTCAGCTAAAGCAAGAACATGGTGGAATAACACCAACG